CCCGTATCTGTAAATGGAGAAACACCAACAGTCTCACGCCATTTTCCGATGAAAAAGGTTCCTTTTAATTCGGATCGTGAAGGCCTGGGCACTTGATATCCTTCAATTCCACCTAAAACAAACGTAGCTGGAGTGTCTTCAAAACGAAAGACACTTCTCTCAGGAATAGCTCCCAATCCAGTACACCCATTGGGTAGTCTGATAGCTCCTTCTGAATAAACAGGGAGCATAGGTGATAAATCGATAAGTCTAGAAATTGCATCATTCAAAACTCTTGCACGTACTTTCTGGGAATAACCATAGCCAGCATCACTTCCAGCAGTATGTAACCCAGCTATGCAAGTCGTATTACCTGTTTGTAAAAACAGTGGTAATCCACATTTGCCAGGACCATGCCCGGTCCACAAATATTTAAATACATTGTGGATCACATAAGGACCTACCGGTGAGTGCTCAACAGTCAAATCTCCGGCCTCTATAGCATGTACTTGCTCTGAACCTATATAAGCCTCGGAAGCTCTCTTAGGTGGCAGAACAACAAATTCTGTGGGGAAGTACTTCAATATGTTGGCGAACTTTACTGTCCTAAGATTGATTAATACTAAATCATCTTCCACCTCTACATATTCCTGCACTGCACCACCAAACTTAATCTTGACATCTATCATACCTAGACGTAAGTCAGGATCTATACACACACGAAGAACAACATCACGCTTGGGTAGAAAATGTTTGCTCATAAGTGCAAAATTACCCATAACTCCGAAAATGTGAATAAATTTACGAACGTCTCCCTCCATATAATAGCAATAACGTACATTATGCATACATTTCGCTCTTATTTGAATTGGGTCATCTAATTGCTGCACCGGAACGATCATTGGCTTAGGTCTGGGAGCGTCCCAGTCCACACCATTATGATGTTTACGCACCTTAATAGGTCGTTCAGCACCCACTTTTTCTTCTCGAGCTTGTATAAAGCTCAATGTTTCTTCAGGCGTATATTCCTTTGAAGTAGAAGCGACTCCTCCTTCAGCATTGATGGAAGCAATTTTTGAATAAGCCTTGTAGCAAACCAATAAACTTGCGACGACAAACATATATTTATATGCATCGTAACTTGGCTCAGGTTTCCAAACAAAATCTTCAGAAACTACCCCAAAACACAATTTTAAAAGTCTCCATCTATGCTCCAGTACCGTTTGGTGGTATCCAAATTTTTGAGTAAAATCTTTCAAGGCTGTAACTTTTAAGAAGAAAGGATTAGGAATAATAAAAATTAAGATTAATATTATCCCGCAAGCGATAAGGCAACATAAGGTCCATAAAAACTTTGAACCATAATAGCCAATATCTTTGCTCACATTAAGTCCAACAATCATATGATAGCGGAATATCAAGTAATGAAACATCCACAATTCATAAGCTCCGAACCTATTGTGAACACCAACTTCAGCGGTGACACCATTCCTAGGACCTAGAAAAAATCTTGTAATAGCTGTACCAATAATTATAAGCAGCCAAACTAACAGTCTGATAGGCCAGAAAAAATGATAACAGTTATAGTAAAGAATATCTACCCGATCTGGAGTATTGCCTAGGCTAGAGAAAATCAAGCACCACTCTTGGTACTTTTGACTCCAAGCTGCGGCATTACGACCATATTCAGAAGTGGGAAAAGG